AACCGACCCGATTGACCACCCACATACAGCTGATGATTTATTCCACCAAGTTTTCCATTATCAAATCCCTACCAGACACCATTACCCAACTCATCAAAGAAGCCGGGTTTGTCCGGGAAGGAAGAGGGTTTGACCAGGGATATTTTGGTCATCATTATGGATGGTTGATGGAAATCCATACCACAGAAAGGACGTTCAACGATGCCCAATAACTATGTATATGAAGAATATCAGGGATTTGATTCGTTATATTTTGCGGAGATTACCTTGGATGACAGTACGGCTTATACTGCCGGATCACCTGAAGTACTCGCTCCGGCCGGAGAAATCTCTGTCAAAACCGATCGTTCCAGTGAACCCAAGTACTATGATAACCAACCGTATCTGATCGTAACCGCGGAAGGATTTGATGAAGCAACCTTGACGGTCCCGGTGCTACCGATTGCACTCGTCGCTCGATTGCTGGGGAAAGTGACCGATACGACCACCGGTGCTTTGTTGGATACCGGGGAAACCCAAACGAAATACTTCGCCATTGGCTACCGACTGCGCTTTACCGATGGGACGTATCGTTATGTGTGGAGACACAAAGGGACTTTCCGATTGGATGAAGAGGCCGCCAAAGCCAAAGATGCTTCCACCGACACGCACAATCATAAACTGATTTTTACCGGGATCACAACCAAATACAAGTTCACATTGCCTAATAACCTCAAGCGATCAAGCAAGCAAATCGTTGTCGATGCGCGCGATGGCAAAGCGGATGTGGAAGCTTGGTTCACCCAAGTGGTTACCCCGGATAATCTAACACTGATTACCGTGACCCCGTAGGAGACAACATGCAATCCAGTATCAACTTAAAAATCTATGACACTCACAATGAAGTCATTGCAGAATTCAATGAGCCTCGCATCCGTTGGGGTTTGGTGGAAGATGTGGTCGAACTGACGGAAACCTTGCAAGGTCAAAGTGAGAAAGAATCCTACATTGCGATGGGTAGATTCATTCAATGTGTCTTTCCAACCTTGACCCATGACTTGTTACGGTTGGCGGATGTGGATGACATTAAAAACTGCTTCGCTCAAATCGTCGCCATCGTTCAATCGATTGGTACATCAAGCGAAAAAAAACAGGATTCGATGATTCCATAACGGAAAGAGCTTCGGTCCTGCTTTTTCAAATGATTCAACAATTGTGTACGATGTTTCCGGCATTGGACCCGATACGACTTCGAGAGACGGATGCCCAAGAAGTGATTCTCTTGATTCATAAAGTGATCAAGTCAACCAGCTCGGGTCCCTCGATGTCAACGTCACGAAAGCGGGTTTATGCGGATCAAGTTCAATGGTTCTAGGAGGGCTGCAACATGGCAAACAATGAAATCTTAGGTGGCAAATGGACGTTGGATACTACCGACCTCAAAGCCGGTATTGGTGAAGCCAATCGTCTGATCCGAATTGCGGATTCAGAGTTTAAAGCTGCGGCCGCAAGTATGGGATCCTGGGGAACCCAGGCGGATGGGCTAAGCGCGAAGATCAAGTCCCTTTCCACCATCGTAGACGTACAAGAGCAAAAGGTTCAAGCCCTGAAAATCCAGCATCAATCCATTGTGGCTACCTCTGGGGAACATTCCAAAGCCGCCCAAACCCTAGAAATCCAGATCAACAAAGAAACCGCAGCTCTCAACAAAAACAAACTCGAATTGTCTCAATCCAAACAAGCCTATCAAGACATCATCGAAAAGACCGAAGAAACCACCCGGAAGAAGGAAGAGCTTCGAAAAAAGACCGAAGAGTTAACATCTTCCATCAATGAGATGGGAAAGAAAGCCTTGGTGGCTCTAACGGCTGCCGCTGCGGCCGCGGGGGTAGCCATTGCCAAGCTGATGGTCGACTCGGGGAAGTTTGCGGATGACTTGATTACCTTATCCAACAAAACCGGCATCTCCGTGACTCAACTTCAAGAATTGGAGTATGCGGCACGATTTGTCGATGTCTCGGTGGAAACGATGACCTCTTCGATGAATAAACTTACTCGCACGATGGGTATGGCTCAACAAGCCACCCAATCCGGTAAAATCAATGAGCAATCCAAAGCTTACCAGCGCTTGGGTGTGGAGATTCTCAATGTCGATGGGACCTTACGAAACAACAAAGTAGTTTTCTATGAAACCATCGATGCCCTGGGTAAAATGACCAATGAGACCGAGCGGGATGCCTTAGCCATGCAACTGTTTGGCAAATCCGCCACCGAGCTCAACCCCATGATCAAAGCCGGCTCCGCTGAACTTCAACGACTCGCCCAAGAAGCGCATGCAGTGGGTGCAGTGGTCAGTGAAGATGGAGTTATAGCCCTGGGTGCCTTCGATGATCACATGCAAACGTTGACTGCTTCCACCCAAGGATTAATCAATGAAGCAATGGCGGAGCTTGCACCGATCCTCAATGACTTGATTGCTCAGCTAAAAGATTCGATGCCGGCTATCATTGAAAACATTCAAGGATTCATCAAATTTGTCATAGAACATGGACCCAATCTTGCCGCTTTAATCGGAGCGATTGCTACCGGCTTATTGGCTTGGAATGTGGTGACAATGGTCCAAGGGATGATGACCGCCATCAAAGGATGGAAGCTAGCCACCGAAGGAATGACCTTATCTCAAGCCCTCTTAAATATCGTAATGTCTGCTAATCCGATTGGGATCATCATTACGTTGATTGCGGCTTTGGTGGGTGGACTACTGATTCTATGGCATACCAATGATGACTTTAAAAAAGCCGTGACGAAGATATTCAATGATATTCTCTTTACCATCAGTAAGGTTGTATCCAGTATTGTAGAGTTCTTTACAGTAACCATCCCCAAAGCCTTATCGAATGTCGGCTCTTGGTTTAAAGACATTGGCACCAACATCGTCAAAGGTGTATGGTCAGGGATCACCGGGATGAGTCAATGGTTCTCTGACCAAGTCGGTAAATTCTTTGGCGGCATCGTCGATGGCGCAAAGAAGCTGCTGGGCATCCAATCGCCTTCGAAAGTCTTTGCGGGGATTGGGGAAAACATGGCATTAGGTTTGGGACTGGGCTTTCAACAAGAATTTGCAGATGTGCAGCGACAAATCCAACAAGCCATTCCCGGAGCATCCAATCAAAGCCATGCTAACAACTCCTCCATCAATCCACCAAGCTACCCCAATGGTTCCATCGTTATCCATCAAACGATTCAATCTCCAAAAGCCATCAGTGCCTTTGAAGTTTATCGACAAACCCGCAATGCCGGTCAGATGATTCAAGCCATCGTCTTGAAGGGGTAAGCCCATGAAAATGATGTATACCAATGCCAATGGACAATCCACATGGATTAATGATGAACAAAGTTATGCCCTGATTCACATCAATGGCTTACAACCACCCAAAGCAATCATTCAGCTGGGAAGTCTGCCATTGGTGGATGGGTCAATCTTTCTTCAATCAAAAATCGAGCAGCGCAACATCGTGTTGACCCTGCAAGTGCTCAATGATTTTGAAGCCAATCGACGTCGACTATACGACATCTTCAAAATCAAACAGAAGGGAACGTTGACAATCCACCTAAGTGACCGGACGGTGACCATTGAAGCCATCTGTGAAAGCATTGAGATCGTTCCAACCACATGGCCACTTCGAGCGATGATTTCTCTGATTTGTCCTCAACCTTACTTTGAAGCTGAGCAACCGGTCATTCTTGAAATGTCTTCGATCGAACAATCCCTTCAGTTTCCTTTATCTTTATCACCTACAGGAAATCCAATGGGTGTTTTATCACCCGCGACCGCCATCAATGCGATCAACTCCGGAGATATCGCCTGTGGCTTTACGGTCCGGTTTCAATGTGTCGATCCGGTCGTCAATCCAAAACTAATTCATGTAACCACCGGGGAAAACATCCAATTATTGTTGACTCTCAACCCCGGACAGATCATTGAGATCACCACCGAGTTGGGACATAAACGCATCGAAGAGATTCAAGGGTCTACCCGAATCAATCTCTTTCATACCTTGAAGCTGGGCTCGACCTTCTTTCAACTCAAAGAAAAAGACAACATTTTGTTTGCGACCAGTGATTTGGGTAGCTCGTCCTTATTGACGGAGCTATCGTATCGACCCAAAATCAGCGGAGTGTAACCATGCAAATCAACATCTACAACACCTCAATCCAGTTGCAGGGGATCATCGATTCACCCAAGTCCTTTATCTGGCATCGCTGTTTCACCCAATCCGGAGAATTTGAAATCATCGTTCCAATGACCCAGGAACATA